TTGAAAGTAGAAGTTAGATTAAAAATCTTATTCATTATACTTCCTTCTTCACTGAAGTCTTTTTAGAAGACAAAGTAGTCCTCTTTACGGGAGCTTCAGGCTTGGGTGGAGGGGGAGGAGGAGGCGGAGGGTTCTCTGCCTTTTTAATCTCTTCCCATAGATCAGGAGATGTTCCTTCTAGAGTTTGAAGAAGCCTTGACCAGCTTCCAAAATGATTTAAGGCCATTCCAGAACGAATAGGCACATCGTTTCCAAATTCATCGTAGTCCTGCTTTTCAAGAACTTTTCCTTTCTCTAGCATGAACATTCCGATTGCATTCAATATTTCATTTCGGACTCTAAGTCTCGCCATCTTCATCTCCTTCTATGGGTCTACCACCTTCATCGGGATTCGCAGCACTTCCAGCAATATTAGCCGGAACTCGTAAATCACTATGTCCTTCTACGGCTTCAAATCCTAAATGTTCTCTCGCTTCATTTGGAGAAATAATTCCTCCATTCACTAAAGCAGTATAGTACTGCGATTGATCTCGAAGCTCTGGCTGAAGTGCGGGAATGTCTGTAATATCCTCTTTTACTTCAAAGCCAAAATACCTTTCAAGTGCCATGTTTAACTTTCGCACTATAGGTAGTATAGTTTCCAAATAATACATTCTCATATTTGGGCGAATATTTGCATTGTTACCAGAGTCTAACATAATTGGTGGAACTCCAAGAGCTTTTAGAATTATCTTTTCGTTTTCAGCAATTGCTTCTTGAAAATCTAATTCTTTAAAATTGACATTTGCTATCTGGTCAATTTCAATTCCACCATCAAGTATAAGAGGTCTTCGACCTCCTGCATCTGGCTTATAACGAATGCTCCATGACTGAATCATTCGTTCTTTAATCTTCTCCGATAATGTATTCGGAGTTTTGAGTACCAATCCTGGGACTGCTCCATTTCTAAAGAAATTATCTTGGAACTGTCTCATTGAAGACATTAGTTGCATTGTTCTCAATGCTGGTTTTAATCTTGATATACCTCTGTAAATTGAATAAAAAGAATTGTCTTTTACATGGATGATTTCGCTGGTTTTATATTCAACTTGCTCATTAAAAGTAAATTTTTCAATATAAGTACTTTCACTTGCATGAATAACCATCTTACTTGCAGGAAGATGATACATATGTACACCATCAAAATATATAAAGATGTTTCCGTCGAGTACAAAGTCTGTAATTAAGTTACGACGAAAGGTGCTGATGTCTTGAAACGGATTTGGCTCCTTATTTAAAAGTAAAGAAACTTTCGATCTCTTTATACCTTTTACTACGTTTTGGACCCCTTGTATCTGTGCGCCTACTGTTGTAGGTATCTCTGCAGTATCGTCAACTATGAGATTTACGCCTCGGTTAACAATTTCAAGGTCTTCGTACGCTTTTTCGTAACGAAACTTTAGCTCTCGCGAAGGCTCCGTTTTATGGTCATAGTATTGCTGCGCAGGATTTAACTTCTCCTCGCTTTCAACTACTATAGGCTGTCTGCCTAACATTCTATCATACCATGCCATGTTTTTCTCTTTGAATCTCTACCCAGCGTTGCTGCTTTGTTGCGCTTGTTAATTTTGGGTCTCTACCATAAATCGAGTGCAATTGTAGATGATGTTTATGGCACAATGTAACAGTATGTTCGTAAAGTTCAGCCCAATGCTGTTCTATAAAATCTTCTCTAAATGAAAGTATATTCTCGGGAAGAAGTTTATTCTTTTTCACCCAATCATGTACTAACGGACTTAAACTGTAAAAATGGTGAAAATCGAGTTGTTCCGAAGAACCGCAAATGTAGCACTCAGTGCCTTTATCATACTTGTTTTTTGCTTTATCTCTTATGTATTTTACGATGTCTCTCTTTAGATCCATTTCGATTACCAGTAATTTTAGTATAATTGAGCTATGTTGTCAACAACTATTTTTGAAGAGGTATCTTTTAAAAGCCTGTCATCGAGGTTTCGAAAGAGTATAATGCGTAGCGGAGAGCATCCGCCATATGAGATGCTCTGTTGTGTTTTGGCTTTTCTTTCATCAAATTCGGATTTGGGTCCCACTGATACTGGTCAAGAGATAGTAGTACCTCTTGGCACTTCTGATCAACCATAAGCCGGTTATTATCTACAACACCAGCTACGTGACCTATACCATCTAGAAGAGACTTCTTTGCGTTTACAGTACTAATATCATAATTTTGTGCAAAGTCAAATCGTGTTTGCTGTGCTGCGGAATCTATGTAAATGTAATCGAGATCCCACTTGTCAATCATTCTTCGTATCTCAGCTGCGTGCTGTTCTGTAGTTCTTTCTGAATCAAAGTATTCATCCAGTACAAAAAACTTTTCTTCATCCCAGGAGTAGGCAATTACACAAAAGGCTGTCGGATCACGATATCCAACATCAAGCCCGGCGAATACGTCCATGCCTGTCGTGTCGATATCTTGGAACGACCCCGTACAATCTTCGTAGTCGAAGTCCCAGACCTGACCTTCATAAGTATTGAAGTCAGCTTCATACTCTTGTCGAAACTCAGCCTCGGACATACTTTTTCTAGCTTCCTGAATATCCGTTTCAGACATTCTAGGATTATCTTTATAAGTCGCACGAATAGAACACCATTCCGGAAACTCGTCATTGAAACCCCTATCAAAAAACTCGGAGAACCAGTTGTTACGTCCTCGCGGTGTGGAAATAAATAATGCTTTAGAATTATCTTTATCAAGTGTCGGACGAAGTGCAACATTGAAAGCATCTCTGCCATCTGCAAGTGCTGCTTCGTCGAAAATAATGAGATCGTAGGAGCGACCAACACAAGAATCTACCTGATTCACAGAACCCATGCGAATAGTAGATCCATTAGATAATTCAATAACTTTATCCTTTGCGTTGTCTTTTACTACTTCTAAGTCGAAGTGTTTGATTAGATTTCTTTGTAGATCGAAAGAAATCTGGGAGAGCGCATAGTTCGGGGACATAATGAGAATGTTTGAACTTGGTACTAGAGATACAAGTTGACCTATAATATTAGCAATGTAGGTCTTCCCTTGCCTACGAGATATAGCCGCGCAAACAAACCGATACTTCGGGCTGTTTGTTCCATTTATTATTGCTACCTGGGAAGGTAGGGCAGTAATATTTAACAAGTCTAAATAAGGCTCAACTGGTAGTTTGAGAAACTTATCTGCTTCTGAATAGTCTAAGAAATAGTCTGATACGATATCAGCACGGCTTATCTGAATTGCCATAATTAGTCCTGTGGCATTGATCTAGTTTTACTGTATTTTCTACAGTATTCGAATTCGGTCAAGTTCTCTTCCTCTTCTTTTTGCCGAAGACTTTTCTTCTGCTCTTCGATTAGGTCAAGAATCTTTCGTCCATTCTTGTTGCTTTGCATAGTACCATCCTTGTAGTAACTTTACTGCAACAACATTCCACCAAAACCACTGGTCGTGAAACTCGTAGCCCCGGTCTTCAAGGTATTTCTTAGAACACCATTTCTTTTGAATGTTGTCCAAGTATTCCCCATTATGTCGAAGAACTGCATGTCCTTCGCCCCTTACCCTGCAAAAGCATATTTTTGACTTACCAAAGATAAGACTGAAAAACATCTTTATATAACTTTTTCCGCAGACATTCCACAGATAGGTTAAAGAATAGTCTTCGCAGTCTCCATGATAAGGAACATGCTTCATCACATACCAAGCGTCTCTTTTTCCATACTCGTTCTTATCGTACTTGTATTCAAAGTGCTCGTTTAAGTATTCTAAAAATAAAGAATCTTTCATTATTTTCTACTCATCCAGGCAGAGACACCCATGTAAGCGCCAACTACACCTGCTTGGGCAATATAAAAAAGCCCTAGTAAGTCAGCTAACGCTGCCACACGACTCTCGGAAACAAAAGGAGTAAAGAGTGCTCCACTGAACACTATCATCGATCCCATTGCTACCCAGGCCATTCTTTTTTGAGCTTCAGACTTTTCTTCTCGAAGCTCGATCTCAAGCATATCTTGAGACCTTTTAATTTCATCATCGGACACGGTACCATCACCATCTAAATCAAATTCGTTATAGTGTGAATCTTTTTGTAGTCTTTTTACCACTTCACTTTGTCCGCCCAGTAAGCTGCTGACATTTTGCCTTTTGCAATGTTTTTAGCATGACGAGCTTTAAAAGATGCTCGCTTTCGCTTCATTGCTTCGCTCTCACCGGCTTTTGGTTTGCCAGCAGTTTTTGCTCCCTGCTGACCAAACCGAATTGTTTTTACTTTCTCACCTACCTTTGCCACTACAATGTGTGACTTTTTAGGATGGCCAGGAGTTTTTCTAGGTTTGTTAAATCCAGCGACTTTTGCTCTTGCGAGTCGGGGATCTTTTTTCCTAGTTCTTCTTTTTCTTGCCGCCACGTTTCTTTCCTTTGTACCCACTTGCGTAGGCAGCCCGAGCCTGTTTCATGGCATCCGATTTTTTCTTGTAAGTCTTTCCAGACTTGCCCCACTTATAACCGCCTTTTACTTTTCTTACGGGCACGTTTCTTCTTCTTCTTTCGTCTAACTTGTCTTGTTAGACCTGGAGTATTTGCTATACTTACTCCGGGCATTACGATTTCCTCTTTTGCCTTCTACGTTTGCCGGCAAAAGTCTTTACATTTGTAGGCTTTCCTCCAACTCCTTGCTGTACTGCTCTCTTGCGACGAATCGCAGACTTCCTCTGTGCAGGAGTCATTTTCGCAGCTTTTGCAGCCGGAACGCACTTGGGATACTTTTTCTTTCCCGCCTTCGTCCGACCGCATTTCTCAAAGCCGCCGCCTTTTTTGGGTCTTGATATATCAACCCACTTTTCTCCAAACCATTTGGTTAAACTCACGGTTTACCTCTTACTTCCTCACTTTTTTCGCTTTCGCTTCGTGTGGGCTGAGTCCTTCATAAGTCTACCGCCTTTCATGAAGTGGTATCCTTTAGGCGCTTTTTTACCTCGATAGGTCTTTCTCATTATTTAACCCCCTCTTTGCTTCTTCAAAATTGCTTTCTGAAGTGCAGGTGGTAGCTTCTTCTGCTTGGCTGTCAAGCCTTTTTTCTTTTTGCCAGCTTTCTTTGGCTTCTTTTTGCCCATTGGCTTCTTTTTTCCATAGTGTGAAGGCATGTTATTTCTCCTTACATTTACAGTCTTTGCAAGTACAAGGGTTGCAGTCGCATCCGCAATTACATTTTTCCATGATGTTATCCACTTCGGTATCTACCGCCTCGTTTTTTGTACTCTCGTACAAGCCACGCGTTTGCATAAGCACTGGGATAAACTGCAAACTTTCGTTTTGCAGCAATTTTCACTCTTGAGTACAGTGCTTTATTTGTAGGAGTTGATTTCCTTTTTGCAGTTGATTTTCTTCTTTTTCTAGCCATCGGATTATTATATAGAAACGGAGGCTAATTGTCAAGACCTATTTTTGTATGGTGAAAATAGAAACGGGTTCGGTTTTTCCTTTTACAGTTACCTCGCCCAGCTTATCGTACTCATTTAAAATAGCTTGCTTCATAGTAGCTTCTGAAATAATTAAGTCCGTGTTGTATTCTTTACACTGTCCTTCTAAACGAGAAGCAAGATTAACAGCGTCGCCGATGACGCTATAGTCGAAACGACTACTAGAACCCATATTACCGACAATACACGGTCCAGTATTGACTCCGATTCCCGTATTGATTTCAATGCCTCTTTCATGCTGTAAAACATTGTTTAACTCCTGTAGACCTCGACGCATTTCAAGTGCGGCTTGTACTGCTTTTTCTGCGTGTTTTTCTTCGTCGAGAGGCGCATTCCAAAATGCCATAATGCAGTCTCCCATATATTTGTCCACTGTACCGCCGTGTCGTAGTATTATATCTGTTTGGTTTGTAAGAAAACGATTTATGAGTTCTACTAGACCTTCTGGATTGTCTTTGTACCCTTCGGAAATTGGTGTAAAGCCTCGTATGTCACAGAAAAGAAAAGTCATGTCTCTGCGCTCACCACCAAGTCTTAATAATCCTGGGTCTTTTTGTAGCTTGCGAACCATGCGCGGATCCAGATAGTGCTCAAACTGTTTCTTGATTTGTTGTCTCATCTTGAACTGAATAAGAAAGTTCATGAAGTTTGAGATAGCCCAGAGTGTGCACGCTCCAAAAATTATGAAGGAAGGGTCTAGTAGCAGACCATCTGAAAGAAACAAATGACGCGTAAGGATACCAGCTCCGAGTAAGGTGGTTATGAGTGCGGGTATTGAAAAAATTAAATTTGACGACAAAACTGCGAGCAAAATCAGAACGGCAACCAAAGCTATAATTTCTGCTCCATCTGCCCAGTCTGGGCGAGATATATTTGACCCATTCAAAAGTGTTGCCAGTACTGCTGCTTGTATTTCATGTGGAGCTTTTAGCCCGTCTGGTGTTGCGACTAAAGTAGATGCTCCTTTTGCTGTGACCCCGACCACTGCAATCATTGGCTTTGTTTCAACATCTAAGTACTCAGTTGCTGACATACGACGAAACTTTGTATTCCAAGTAGTCCAGATACGAGCATTTGCATCTGTGTTGATTACAGGAAAGTTTCGTACACGAATAGCTTCTATACCTGTCTCTCCTGTTTTAAGAGAGTATGAAGGTGAGCCTGCAAGAGTACGCAGCATATCAAGTCCAAAGCTTGGATATAAAGTATCTGCGATATTAAAAAGTAGTGGTACTCGTCGTACAAGCCCATCTAACTCTGGTGCAGTAGAAGTTACACCATTTCCCTTTGCCGCAGCTTCGAGTTCTGGTACATTGTTGAGTACACCTTGATAAGAAAAGAGAAACGGTTTCGGGTCTTCACCAATTGCTGCCGTACCTACATGAGGTGGCTTTCCAGAATAAACGGAGTTTGACCCCGCTGCTGCGATCACGGCACGATTGTCTAGCATACAGTTTGCAAGTTGTGCATCTGTACCATATCGGTCTTTCTCTGGGAAAAGAACAGCTAACCCTGTAACCTCGGCTTGAAGTAGGTCGCAGAAAAGTTCACGAGGCCAGGGCCACTGTCCTTGCTCTTGTAGACTATCATCATCTATGTCTACAAGAACAATCCCAAACTCATGCTTTTCTGGAAGCTGAGAAATAAAGTAATCAAATGTTTTGAGACGAACAGTCTCCGTAGCAAAAGGATCAGAAACTCGTAGCCCAACAAGAGCTGCGATGGTAATAAGTATTGCTATCCACTTTTTCATTCTTGCACTATTGAGATGTAAACATCCCCTCCTGTGTTGATTATTATGTTAAAACGTTCTCCGCCATCATCTAGTTTGATTGTATATCCGTTATTTTGCATAAGTTCAAGTCTCGAGTAGTTTTCAACTTGTCTTTGTAAAACAACTTGCTGTCCTTGTAAAAAAGAACTAATTTGAGTAGTTGGGTCAAATCCAAGATTTGTTCCAACAAGAGCAAGTACTCCTTCTTCTTGGAGTACGTTCTCCTCCTCTTCTCGGTCTATCTCTTCAAATACATCGAGTAAGTCTCGTAAAAAGTCTACATCGAGTAAATCTATGTCAAGTTCTGAAAACTCTAATGCTTCTGCGTCTTTGTCGAGCTCATCTTCCAGAAGCTCTATATCGAGGTCATTAAAGTCTAGTATGCTCTCTGTTTGTTCTACTAGTTCTTCTTCTGATATTTCTTCTTTTGGTGGTGAGACAATTAGCATATTGTCAATCAGTCCCAGAGTTATATCAAGTATTTTTGGTGAGGAAGGTTCTTTCTCCATAAGAGAAACCGTAGTCGCTTGATACGGTTTATTTAGAGTTACCTGTCCCATCATTGAAGATACTAGTATTTCACCAG